GCTGCTCTTACAAAAACTGATGATACGAATGTAACCTTGACGCTGGGGGGAACACCTGCCACGGCTTTATTGCAAGCTACATCGCTTACCTTAGGCTGGACAGGTACTCTAAGTCCAACCCGTGGTGGAACAGGTGTAAATAATGGGTCAAACACGTTAACGTTAGCGGGAAATTTAGCCACATCAGGAGCATTTTCATCTACTTTGACGATGACAGGTATCACAACTGTTACATTCCCAACCACAGGAACGCTAGCGACAACTGCTCAGTTACCAACGCCAGCAGCCCTAACTAAAACAGACGATACCAATGTCACGGTAACTCTTGGAGGCTCGCCTAGCACCGCTTTATTGCAAGCAACCTCGTTAACATTAGGTTGGACAGGCCAACTGGCGATTACGAGAGGGGGAACGGGCGTATCATCTGTAACAACATCTCCTGCAGCTTCATCATTTGCAGGATGGAATGCAAATAATAATTTATCAGCAAATAATTTTTTACAAGGATACTCTTCAACTGCAACAGCCGCTGCTATTACTACATTATTAGTATCTTCATCTTATTTACAATATTTTACGGGCTCTACAACACAAGATATTGTGCTGCCTGTCACTTCAACATTAGTATTAGGGCAGTCCTATAAAATAATAAATGATTCAACTGGCATTCTAACTATCTATTCATCAGCAATTTTAACCATAACAACAGCTTCCCCAGGTGAGACAATCATTTTTACTTGTATATTAACGTCAGGGACTTCACCTACATCTTGGTCATTCCAAAAAACACGAATAAATCCAGCTGCTCTTACAAAAACTGATGATACAAATGTTACATTAACTCTTGGAGGTAGTCCGACTACCGCTTTGTTAAATGCTGCATCATTAACACTGGGATGGACAGGGCAGCTCGGGTTAACACGTGGTGGTACAGCTGCTTCTTTAACTGCTAGCAATGGTGGAATAGTGTACAGCACTGCAACCGCAATGGCTATTCTTGCTGGCACGGCAACTGCTGGTCAGTTATTACAATCTGGTTCTAGCGCTGCACCTTCCTGGTCAACATCAACTTATCCGGCCACTAACGCCGCCAATACACTGCTCTATGCTTCAAGTGCTAATGTCATGGCAGCTTTGGCCACGGCAAATAATGGCGTTCTAGTTACGTCGGCAGGTGGAGTGCCAAGTATAAGCTCTACATTACCGAGTGGTATTTCTGCAACCAATATGAATTTAACGACACCAACTTTAGGTGTTGCTGCTGCCACAAGTATAAATTTTGGTGGTACAGCATTAGCAAATTATTTACAGGGTTCTATTACGCCTACAATAGCCAGTAGTGGCGGTGGTTCGGTAACTTACTCTACGCAATCTGGAAGTTATACAAGAATTGGGAATAGAGTGATATTTAATTTCCAAATGGGCTTGGCAACTAACTCACTTTCAGCTGGAACAATTACTCTTGCAGGATTGCCAACCAACTGCGTTGGTAACGTAGCGGTATCAATTTGGTGTGTTACATTAAATGCTGCTGCTATAACTCAAATTATGGGATATGTAGTAAATGGCACAACGACAATAGCACTTAGCAAATATGCGGCCGGAGCTACCACAAGCTTAGCTGATACAGATTTGGCAGGTACTACAACATTTATAGTTTCTGGATCTTATCCAGTATAAATAAAAATAGATGGAAATATTGCATCAAGAAGAGTGAGGTAACATTAAATATAAGCATGATTGCGCCTATTTCTTCCTAGTGCTATATTGAAAAAGATTTTTGATATTCATTATATGGAGATATACGATGTCGGAAGATGCACAAGAAACAGGGTTATTGGTACAAATGAAAAAGCAGCATCAAATTTACTGCTCACAACGAGACCAAGCACAAATCAATTTTCAACAATTAATCGGAGCAATTTTCGCGCTTGAGAATATGATTCAAGCGCATGAAGAAGAATTGAAGGCTCAATTACAAGAGATAGCTAACGAAGCTCAAGGAGTGAGTGAGGATGTCCAAGCTAACAACGAAGTCCAGGAATAAGCTCCCCAAGAGTGATTTTGGTTTGCCTGGTGAAAAAAAATACCCCATGCCTGATAAATCACATGCCCAGAATGCTAAGGCTCGCGCAACTCAAATGGAAGAGAAGGGCAAATTAAGCCCTTCCTCAAAAGCTAAGATTGATGCCAAGGCCAATAAGATTCTAGGTAAATCAAAGGGGAAAAATAAATGAGTTTGTTAGCATCATTTATTACCAATCAATTAATCAAAGCGCTCGAATCAGAATTTGTTGAACATAAAGCCGAATTGTAAGATGTTTTTGTAGACGAAGTTGCTGCCGCTCTAGCTGATGTCGTTGCGTGGGTGAACAGCAAATTATCAACCCGTGAACCTCTGGAGGCAGAGCATGAAGAAGGACAGTAAAAAGCCCGTCAAGAAAGAAAGAATGATGGAAAAAAAGATGGATAAGAAAATGGAGCGCAAGACTGACAAGGCCAGTAAAAAGGATTGTCGTTACTAGGAGATTGTCATGGCTTATGAAGAGGCCCCTATAAAACGTCAAGATACTGCTGGAAAAGACAGACGCACTAAGCCAGGGTATAATGAAGAGATTGACCGAGCAAAAGCTGCACGCAACAATCAGTTAAAAGATTCAGATCCAATGGTCGAGAAAGAAGGATTTTTAGGCGTTGATGATTTGGACAAGATGAGACGGAGAAAAATTAGATAGTTACTCAAACAATTTTATAAGGAGATAAAATGAGTATTACAGCGATTGGACGTTACTTTGTTGGCGACCCTAATATTGTTGCCATCGTCACTACAGATGATTTGACCGCAATAACCACTACTGGTTATTTGAATACTGCTGCTGTCGTAGCTGCCATTGAAGAATTACAAAATGGTGAATTTCAATGGACAGAAACCGACCTCGTATTAATTTACTACGCAACAGCGCAAATTGGATTTTTTGTTCATGATGTCGTCAATGCTTGCTTTGACGCATTAGCCGCTCCTAGTGGCTTATCAGCTACTTTGCAAGATGGAAATATATTTGTTGGTAACGGTGCCAACGTCGCAACAGGGGTTACACCATCTGGCGATATAACCCTAACTAATACTGGTGTTTTTGGTATTGCAGCAGGTGCTATTGTCAACGCAGACGTAAATGCCGCTGCTGCCATTGCGTTTAGCAAACTTGCAACGTTAGCTTCTGCAAACATTTTGGTTGGCTCGGCTGGTGGTGTAGCAACATCCGTCGCTATGACAGGTGATATTGCCATTTCCAACACTGGTGTCACGTCTATTGCTGCTGGCGCTATCATCAATGCTGATATCAATGCTGCTGCCGCTATCGCATTTAGCAAGTTGGCTACTTTGGCTTCTGGAAACGTCTTGGTGGGGTCTGCTGGTGGCGTCGCGACGTCTGTTGCTATGTCAGGCGATGTTACTATATCAAACGCAGGTGTCACAGCGATAGGCGCTGGCAAAGTATTATTAGCTATGTTGGGAACAGGGATTGCACCTGCTGGCGTTATCAAGTTCATGGGCCAAGTTACTACTGTTGGTGGCGCGGCTGCTGAGGCGTTTGCTGTAGCTGGTGCGCTTGCTGCTAGTGATAGAGCTTTTGTTCAGGTGGTTAATGATGGTACTGCCAACGTCACTGTATTACAGGCTGTAGTAACGAACGATACATTGACCGTTACTTTCAGCGCTAACCCTGGTAATGACGCGGTTATCAATTATCAAATAATTAGAGCTGCTGCGTAATCTTTAAGATGGACAAGCTAAGGATAGCTTCCAATTGTGCCCGTGTGGAGAGTGCCAGGAGCGGCAGGACTGCACGGGTTTTTATTTTTGTACCTTCCAAAAAACTCATTTCATTAGCCATTAAACAGGGAGATGTTTGCTATGCAAGATTTAAAGGATTGGATAAAAAAATGTGAAGACTTAAAGCTTGAATCTTATGTTGATACTACAGGGCATCTAACCATCGGATGGGGTAGAAACCTTGAAAACGGTATCAGTGTCGATGAAGCGCAGTTGATGTTTGATAATGACTTTAATCGTGTCTTACGTGAGTTAGAAGAGCAAGACTGGTACACCATGCAACCCGAAGGCGTGCAACAAGCGCTTATCAATATGAACTTTAATTTAGGTATTGCAAAACTCTTAGGCTTTAAAAAGATGATTGCAGCGCTTAGAAACAAGGATTACACAAAAGCCTCTATAGAAGCTCTCGACAGTCGTTGGGCAAAACAAGTCCATGCCCGCGCAACTGATATAGCGGTCATGATTAGTGAGGGAAAATGAAAGACCTGAGCATGAAAGAGAAGCTTGACCGCGTTTATTTAGCTAATATTAAGCTTATGGAGTGCATTGGAAAGCTGATTGAAAACCTTGATACCTTAACCGCAAGGATTAGCGAGTTAGAAGACAAAGGAATGTTACATGGGTTTAACGCCGGAGCAGGTGGATCACATTAATTTGGTGAATTGGTTCCATAAGGAGTTCCCCCACTACGCTGATGATTTTCATCATTTCGCTAACGAACGCCGTTGTACAGTACAACAGGGAAGGCTTTTAAAGCGAATGGGTGTTAAAAAAGGTGTGGCAGATTTTTTCCTTGCTTTGCCCAATAACGGCAAAGCAGGATTATGGATTGAACTAAAAGTTGGAGAAGGGAGGCTATCAGAGGAGCAAAAACGATTTTTAGCACGTAAATTAATCAATGGATATGAAGCTGTCGCTGTCTGGGGAAAAAAGGCAGCACAGGCGGTAATTTTAGCTTATTTAAACAGGGAGCAGTAAATGAGTGAGCAAAGTTATGAGTTTGACCCATGCAGTATTGATGGGAGCGACAAGGAAGAAGTAACTTTAGATAGCTGGAAGCCAAAAGCTAAGATTGAAGGCATGCCTCTTTCTCAATGGCGTCAAGACCAAATAGGCAGTAATTTTAACCAGCAACCAGGGATAGATGAGCTTAATAAAATTCATGCGTTTATCAAACAACGAAAATCTGACAGTGATATCATGAAGGCTTTTGGTATTACTGCTGAAACCTTGATAGCCATTAAGAAAGACAAGTATGACCCCGTAGAAGGTATTTCCCTAGACAACCAAAGCAAAATCTATAAAGAGTTTAAGCGCTTGGAAGAGAGGATAGACAGTTTACTACGTGGCATTAATCATATTGCTGAATGCATGTTTACAACCAAGGCCGACAAAGCGGCTTATAAGAAGTCATTAAAAAAACCTAAGAAGGAAAAAGTATCAAAAGTCAAAAAAAATGAGAAAATTGGTGAGGACTTCATAGGCCTTGATGAGGATTTAGACAAAAAAGACGAAGAAGAGTAAGCTTTAATTACCTAGGGCTTCACTTCCCATTGTCGCCGGATGGTGTGCAAGAAGTGAAGCCCGACTATCTGATTTGCCCATGGTAAAAACAGCTGAGGCGACGTTCATCGTTGCCTTCTTTTTGTCCAAAATATTAAGTCTGATTATCAGTCTAATCAGACTTATTGAAAATTATGCCTTCTTTTTTTCGTTCTCAGTGATATTTTTGGAAGTTGTGGAGAGGGCCCTAGCGGTTTAACCTAGCGGGATTGTGAGTCCTTAGCAGTTTGCTGGGAACCTCGTAAGGAACCCGAGTACTGTTTCACCGTCATGGGTGATCAGCTATTAAATAATTAGCATGATTCAACTAAACTAACTTTCGCGGGTTAGTATGGTTGCGTTGATATCATGCTTATTTAGATTATTACTTATTTTTTTTCCTATTAGAAGATTTTATATTTACTATTCACGAAAAATGCACTCTCTACACTTACTTTTATATTCTCCTTGGCTTGTATGAGGGTAACTATTTATTTCCAAGCCAGCCAGTGCTAATAAATTATTAATTTCTGTCACAGATTTTTTACCTAAATTAGGTGTGCGATATAATTGATGTTCGCACCAACTTAATAAATCTCTGACAGTATTAATGCACTCAGCCTTTAAACAATTTGTGGTTCTTGCAGAAAACCATTCGTGATCAACGTGAAAGTCCCTTATGTCTATATCTATATGACAATTTTCTTCCATAGACCATCGATGATTTTTATCTTCCATAAACACTAAGCTAGGTCGATAATTGTCACCGACTCTGTAGACATTATTAATTAACCAACCACCAATTACTTTAGAACGATAAGTTATATTATAACCTTCATCATAAATTTTTTCCCATTCAAACTTCATAAAATCACCCTTGTTAATTGAATATTTTCCTTTTAATCCTATACCCGTTATCATCTTGATGAAGCATTATGTGTGAAGGGGTGTTTACACTTTGAAGCATTTCGTGCATTTTCTCGCGTTTGTCCATGTAGAGATACCAATCGCTGGGCTTCTCGCAGTGTTTTTTAATGAACTGGCCATAGAAGACATTCTTTGCCTTATCGCTTATGGGCGTATAGTTCTCATAAAATGCTGCAACTCGCCCTTTGTCATCCCGACAGCGATACATGCAATTTACTCGAAATCCTGTTTTAGAATCGGATATTGCGTATTTTGCGTCAATGACTTCAAGTTCTCGTAAGCTTTGCGTAGAACTGGGTAATTGGAGTTTCTCATTCGGATCAATAATTTCGGTCTGGCAAATTCTACAATGTCGAGAGGCAATGTCATTCTGTGCTTTGCATCCATTGTTTGGGCACTCCTTAAATTCAAAATAATAGCTACAGCGCATCCCATTAGTTATTCCTACGCAACGTCGCGCGGTTTCAGTATTCATCTCCTGGCATTCAGGGCATTCAATAACAAGCGGCTTATCCTCATCAAGAGCCTGTTTAACAGCCTTAACCAGTATCGGATTATCCCAATCCTTATGGCGTTCAATGTTACCGGCAAAGTCTAATACAAGGGCTTCGTTCTTGTTGGTACTAGGAGACAGACGCAAAACCCTCCCCATAGTTTGTACGAGCAATACCAGACTTTCGGTCGGTCTGAGATAAGCCAAGGTATCGTAGGCAGGTACATCAACACCAACAGAAATAATAGCAATGTTAACGAGATACTTAATTTTACCTTCGCGAGCTTCATTTAAAATCCTTGTACGTTCCTCTTGAGGTGTTTCGCCGAGAATCAAGGCACTTTGTGTCTCTGGTAGGTGACTCAAAATCTCTTCTGCGTGCTTTTTGGTGGTCGCAAATAAAAAGACACCGAACCTGTTTTGGCTTTCCATGATATGAATGATTTGTTTACAGATAAGCTCTGTCAAGCGAGCATTTTGACTAACGACAAGCTCAAGCTCTTTGGCATCAAACTTGCCGTTACTTTTGATTTTCACCTTTGAGAAATCGATAACCAATTTCTGGTCAATTTCAAAGTTAGGTTCAATCAGGTATTTGTCATTGATTAGTTTGTCGGTTGTAATGTTTCCAACTTGTCGTTTGAAGAGACAATTAGTTCCAACGATTTCTGTTCCTTTGTATCGGAAGTTTGTTCCGGTTGCCCCGAGCAAACGCATTTGTGAGTACTCTTGCTTGTAGTGGCGAAGTATCCGCATAAACCCAGTGCGATGATCACTAAAATTAATCGCATGAGCCTCATCGACGACGATGATATTGAACTTGATTTGGGCGATTCGTTCATTTTTATTAATTCCGTTTAAAATTGATTGAGGAGTGCCAAATACTATTGGCTCACTGACATCTTTTTCATTTAAAGCAGCGCAGTATATTGATGCGTTGCCGCCCTGCTCTTTGAATGTAGCGCAGTTGTTTCTAACAAGTTCCGCGTTGTTTACCAGGCATAATGCCCGCTTCCCTAGTTTCTCCATTCGAATTAATATAGAGGCAAGCATCAGACTTTTACCAGCTCCTACGCTTGCCATTAGAAGAACGGGATTATCATCATCTTTAAGAGCGTCCCAACACTCCATTACTGCCTGTTTCTGGTACGGTCTCAATTCTTTCATCTGACATCCTGTCATTATTAAATAAATTCAGGTTTTTTTCATAAAATATACGAAAGCAATCTTTGCATAAACCTGTATAGCCTTGGTCATTATCAGGAGGGTAGCATTCTGAACTATCTGCTTGACACATGTCGCATCTTGGTGGCATTGAGTATTCTATATTCATCAATAATTACCCGAAATACCTTGTAATCTAACCCACGTAAAACCGATTGCCTCTGTGGCCTTAATGAATGGTTCTACCTCTTTTTCAAGCAAATGAGTAACACTTTTATGACAACATGGACAAGGAAAAATGCCCCATGATATTTTTTTTTCCTCAAGAATTTCACATAAGGTATTGATGTCTGCTCCCATCCTTGCTACTCCTGGGATGGCTTCTAACCATTCTGTGACTTTTTCTTGGGTCAATATAGTATTAGAAACTAGGGTTTGATATGTCGAAAAATGACCATTGTTTTGTGAGCGAAACATATAATTAAATTTCATCTTAAATTCACCTGCCCCATAGTTTCTAAGTTGCGTTTGATATTGTCCAAAATCTTCTGGCAAGACTCTGCAAAAATAGACATCAGTTCATTAGCGCTCACAGATTTATGCCCTGATATCAAATAAAAATCAATCTGCTTGATAGCCTCGTTTAGCATGTTGAACATAGCTATTTCCATAAAGTCATGGATTCCCCCGCGTTTGGCGGTGTCGAACTTGGCTAGGAAGGCTAAAAGGAATTCGTGAGCATTTAGGGCATCGTCTTTAGCGATTAAATCGGTTTTATCGGTTTCTTTCTGAGCGTTTGTTAAATTGTTCATTTGCCATATTCCTCAATTTCTTCTCGAACTGAAAGCCTAATCAGTTTAATTTTTTTATTGTGGTCACGGGCGATTTGTTTAGCCATAGGTTTTATGCTTTCCAATCTGGCTTTATCTGCGCATACAAATGGCATAAATACTTCTCGTCCGCCTATATAAGCCGTATGACCTACAATGCCTTCTCCTCCCTCATCGACTGAGGCAAAAACATAAACTTCGGTGATTTTTTCAAGGTAATTTAACGGTGCAATTATCTCTTCTTTCATTGAACATCCTCTTGTAAAGCTAGGGTTATTTCCAAATTTAGGGCGACTATATCGGGTGAAAGTTCACCACTATCCAACATAATAACCAGAGTTTTAAGGAACATATAGCCTTCTTGGACGGCAACGGGATCGCGACTTTTAACTTTTCGTTCCATTCTGTCCAAGAGTGTTCGTACGTTTTTTAGCTCCCTGAGTACGCCTAAGCGCATCCTTGCAATGTCTTTCAATTACTTATCAGCTTCTTTGTTTAATCGGGCTATAAAGTCATCAGCCTGGGTTTTAGTTAACTCTGACAAGGCTTCTACCTCATAATGCACCAGAGCATCGCCAAACCGCTGTGGTGAGAAGTCTTTAACGGCTACTAGGGCGTGAATCTCTTTTAACTGCTCAGGTGTAGCAATCTCGCCTGTTTCAGGCTCAGCATCAATTGTCTGACCTTTAGCTGACTTTAATTTATCCATCAGTGCATCATGTTTTCTAGGTGATTGACTGCTAGGCGTTTCACCAACTTCACCGGTTTCAGCATCGATAAAATCAATATCAAATTCTTCACTAGCTGATACTTTAATATTCTGAATGCCAGCCTCTTGAAGCTCATCTAGTGACACGGCTTTTTGCATTTCAACAGAGCAAGGCAACCATTTAAACAGCTTTCTAAGAACAGTCTTCTTAGCCATTTCTTCGTAATGCGTAACCCATGGGCCATTGTTTTTAGACTTAGATTGGTTCTTGATTAAGTCCACATCCTTTTTGCTCATAACATCGAATTGATGACCGCCATCTTTAAGGATTGCAACCGCATAAACGGCAACTAATTCACCGCGGTCATTCATAGCTGGCTTATGGATTAAATCTTCTTTAAGTCCGAACTCGTAGCTAAACTCATCATTTGCGTAAACAGCACGTGCAACCAGTGACACGATTTGACCTGACCTTCTAGCTAAGTCTAAGAACCCGCGATAACCAGGCATAAAAGTACACTCAACTTTACCGGTCGAGTTATTGTTAAACGGAATCAAATAGCATGAACCTAAAATGCCAGGCTCTAACCCTAATTGGGAGGCTTGCATAATCGCTGCAATAAAACTCATTGGGTCACATTCTTGAAGCTTAGGAGTCTTTCTTAACTCCGTCATGGCAATTCTAGCCATCCGCTCAGGGGTTAAATGTTTAGGCAAGCAGCGAGCAATTTCTCCCTTCATTTGCTCAAGCATTCCCATAACAGACTTTTGGTTAGCAACCATCATGCTCTTTCTTTCTGTGGCTGACATATTACTCATGCTGCTTTCTCCTGATTAATAGTTGCATACGCTGGAACACCCAATTCTTGCACTAGATAACCTTCCCATTTATTGGAATCAAGACACTGTTTTAATCGTCGCTTGTAGGTATTAAACTGCTCCACTCCAAACTTTAATGCGTCATCTTTCATAATATAAACCGCTGGCACGTGTGGCTCTTCTTTCTCACAAGCCAGAATCACAAACATTTCAAACGGCTTGCCAATCGCTCTACAGGCCTCAAAAGCCATGCCAGCTTGTAAATAATAACCATAATCTAAAGCGCTTCGTGAAAAGCTATACAAATTTGCGTTATTGGTCGTCTTTAAATCCACAACCATCTTAGGAGACCAAATATCAGGCCGCGTTTTAAATTGCAAGCCCGTTTCCTCATCAGTCCAATAAATAGACTGCTCAAATACTGCGTCATCTAAAAGCGTTGTCACAATCTCATGCTTGCTTACTAGGTCAGCCATTTTTCCGACCTTGGCAAATTGGTCTGACGTTAAAATAATCTTGCCTTCGCTTTCCTGGGTAAACGCTTCCCACTCCTCTTTGCCCGCTTTGGTACGTCGGTCTATGGAAGGGGCTACGGCAAACTCCATTTGAAATTTCGCTGGTTCCAGTAACAAAGTATGAAACGCCGACCCGATATTCATTGCTGGCGTTGCTTCTGATTTGACTGCAAAACCAGACATTGTTTCATACCAAAAGTGGTATGGGCTTTTATCAAGCAGCATTAATTTACTTCGTGAGAGACCTTCTGATGCGTGGTACTGCTCATTTGTAATGTCATAAACACCGTCGCTATATACTGTTTTCATGTTGAATCCTTATAGTTAATCACAGAGTCCATTCTATGTTTACTCTCGACATATGTCAAGAGTCGACATACAAATAATTCAACCTTATTGGTACATTATATGTCGAGTCTTGGCATGCGTCAAAATTTTTGTTACATTATCTAAAAATTCAATAAGAGGAAAACATGACACCTGATGATGTTTTGAAAAAATATGGGAGTCAATACAACTTCCATAAGCAAACGGGAATGTCACATACTTCTTTAGGTCACTGGCTTAAATTGGGGTATGTGCCAGAATCATCACAATACAAGCTAGAGGTACTCACCAAAGGAGAATTAAAAACGGAATGGAGCGCCAAAAATGAATGAAAATATTAACATCCAGGAAGCTAAAAAGAGCCTAAAGCATCATATTAAGTTCTTTGAGAGCCTTCTATTGCACATTAGAAGAGGTGAAGAACCGCATATGAGTCGCGCTATGTTTGCAAGCTGGTGTTTACATCGTTACGTGCAAGACCAACTCGTTTATGATATTGAAAAGGCGATGCGTGAATCGGTGCAGTAATGAAGGATAGACCCGATATCCTTTGGGTTTTACTGATGTTTTGTATCGCATTGGTGAGTTATTTTTCATTTTATTATGGATAAAAAGGGCAACAAAAATGGATTTTAAAGTCGGGGATAAATGTTTCACCTGGTCATTGACCGTATTTGGCGCTTATATGCCATTTTTTAATGAGTACGAAATTACGAGCATTATTCATCAAGATAATTTGAGCTTTGTTTGCTTGTCTCATGACGTTCAAGTTGATATGGCAATGCCCTTGCATTTGGTGTTTAGGACAAAAAACCAGGCCATTGATGCCTTGATTCAATTACTGGAAAAGGCAAAAGAAGCCAATAATTAGAGAGGAAAAAATGATATTAGCATTAGGTTGGACAAATCTTTCACTGATTAGTTTATCCGTGGCAATTGTAATTTTAGCAAGATGGTGTCGAACCATATCAGGACGGCTTAATACTTTGGAAATGTGGATGACGATTACCGACCAAAAGATAAACCCTAACAAACGAATTTTTGACTACACAGACAAAGGATTAAGAAATGAGTTGCATAACCAAGATTCTTGAACTGAAAGGTGACAAAGAAATTCTGCCTTATCGTGACCAGGCAGTAATTGAAGGAGGAGGTCATCATAGGGGTTATGAATTTCTCATAACCTTTGTTGAGAATGGGCATCGATGCGGCTATGTAGCCATTCCTGAGGGCATAAAATTTGATGCTGATGAACTTCATGTTCATGGAGGAATAACTTTTGAAGATGAAAATCATCGTGCTAAAGATTTATTGCCTCAACATTGTAGTGATACCTGGATTGGGTTTGATGCCGCTCATTGGGGTGATATTGCGTGCCGCGAAACTTCTCGTAAGTATTTTAATGGCCAAGAATCTTTGATAAAAATATCGATTATGGAAGACATTCACAAAGAAATACTAGAACTGGAATTAGCTGATCCACAATTCTCACACAAAACCTATGATTATATGGTCAATGAATGCAAATCTCTTATTGACCAACTTATTGAGCAAGCAGCATGAATGAAGAACTGTATAAAATGTATAAATCTGGTCGTGATATGGTTGAACAGTCTAAAAACATAGAGCTTGCGGAGCCATTTCTTGAGTTTATCGAAGCTATAGAGTCCTCTTCAAAGTCATTGGATATATCAAACCCTTCGTATTATGAGCGCTGGGTTAAAGAAAACCTCCCTAGTGAGCCTCTCTATTTTCGTTTTCACCGAGGAATACTAGAGGACTCCATGAAAACTACGCGAGAAATATATTCATTTGAAGCTTTAATTACGATGATTACATGCGAGTGGGAGTTTGAGCCGGTCTCCATAAAAATAACTCCTTATGTTTATGATGGCCGCATAGGCTGGGACACGCATATTGTAAGCGCCAAATTTAAAGGATTATTGGATCAAGGCTTTATGCCTGTAGGATTTTTAAATAGAAACCCTGAGTGGAATATCCAACAAGGAGAAGTATGTGAAGTTAAGTAAAATAGCAGCTATAGCAACGATAGCCGTAGCATTGAGCGCATGCCACAAGGTTCCAGCTGGTTATCGAGGAGTTATCGTAAATCTGTATGGATCTGATAAAGGCGTATCTGAAGAAACTGTTGGAGTAGGGCGTTATTATTTAGGCTGGAACAAAGAGCTTTATTTATTTCCAACTTTCTTACAAAACTATTCTTGGAATAAAGACGCTGCCATCACAATGCAAACATCAGAAGGTTTAACCATAACCTCAAATGTAGGCATAACCTATCAAATAGCACCTGATAATGTCGCAAAGGTTTTCACCCGTTATAGACTTGGAATTGATGAAATAACCAATACCTTTTTACATAATATGGTGCGTGATGCCATGAATGAAATTGCTTCAACGATGACCGTAGACCAGATTTACAGTACACGCAAAGAAGAATTTATTACCCGTGTAAATACGATGGTAAGAGAAGGGGCTGCAAAAAACGGCATAGAGGTCGATAAAATATATCTTATTGGCTCTTTCGATTTGCCGTCTAGTGTAATGGAATCTATTAATTCAAAAATTCAAGCGTCTCAAAATGCTGTGAAAGTTGAAAATGAGATTGCTACAAGTCGCGCCGAGGCTCAGAAAACAATCGTGGAAGCGAAAGCCGCAGCTCAGCGACGAGTCATTGAGGCAGAAGCTAATGCCAAACAAATTACTTTGAATGCTGAGTCTCAGGCCAAAGCAAATAAAATTCTAGCTGATAGCTTAACGAAAGAATTTGTACAGTATCAAGCGATTCTCAAATGGAACGGAGAATTACCCCGCACAAACGCCTCAAATGTAATTCCATTTATTAACATGGAAGGTAAATAATGAACAAAGCAAATCTGTTTAAAGGAGCGCTAATTGCAGCGGGATTGATGTTTACCTTTGGAGCCATTCTACCCTGGGTAATTAGCACTGTTTTACTGCCTCTATGGATGATAATTTTTGTCATCCTGGGGCTTGCTGTAGTATGGGCTGTGATATTAGAAGCGCCGTACAGCAAAGCTGTGAAGTATATCCGAAAACTATTGGCTAACAAGGATGATAACCATGACTGCAACAATAAACCTCAAAACTAACTTTGCCCACGAGATGCCAGACGTAGAAGAAGAGCCAGGTTGTCGTGCAATGAAGGCTATTGTCTTTGCAGTGCAAGAGATTATTGCCGATGCCCTTGCTGATAAAGAGACGCTTTTTTCGGCAATTCATCCACGTACTTTAACCATTATGATAATCAACAATATCATGGTGAATCTTTTTTTGTCTGCTTGCCCTCCTGAGTATAATACTCTAGAAACCCGACTTAAAATGGCGCGATCAATGGTTGATGAGATTAATAAAGTCTTTATTGATTGCATCGAAAAAATAGAAACTGTAAGAAGTATCTCAATAGACACTAAGCAATAACTTATGGGAAATAAAAATTAGTTGTTATAAGATGGCCTAATGCCAAAGTTAACGCCTTTAGCATTAGGCTGGCGTAAGCCGCTGACAGTGCACCGTAAAAATCTCTAATGGATACGATGAACTGTGGACAGTTTAACCATTGGAGACGTAAAAAGCAAAGGAGATTTGATGGATATTGACATATATGCGAAGTCCGTGGAGTTGTTAGAGCGCGTTGCCAATTCGGTTCATGACCGAGACCCTAAGAATCATAACCTATTAACATTCAGTCTTAATGAAATACATATTGTAGAAGACTGGATAAGAGAGCTTATAAGAGAAGTAGAAAAGGAATGAAAAGGCCGCAAGTGGAGACACTACAGCGGCCTTTTTTTTACCAAGGAAAGGAAATCACTATGAAAAATCACAACAGGAAAACTATAGCATGGGATATCAGATAAATATAGAAGTAAATGGCTTTGAATTAAGTTTTGGTAACATGGGCATGGGCTATGGAGCGGGTCTATTTATTGATTTTGAGAATGAAAAAATAAAAGAAGCAATAATAGCAGATAATCCAGAATTTCATGACGCAATTAATTGGGTATTTAATAACCATGAATTAATAGTGGCTCAATACACCATGGATAACTTTGAACATTATCAGCTTCAAGGTCATGGCTGGCAAAGCCTCTTGGAAAATTATAATTTCACTGGTTTAACTCGCTTCAAATTTCAAGCTGAATTAGTGTTAGCCAATGAAGAACACACAAGCGACTACCAAAGGCAGATAGCAAGAACGGTTCTTGATACGTTAAACGGCAATCCCCCGCACTATGAGCCACCAGAAAAAACGCCAGAAGAAAAAGCAAAAGCATCCTTTGATCGAAAAAAACCCAAGCTCCGCACAAAACTTGTTATTCGTGACGGTTATAAATGCGATAATTGCGGAAAGGACAAAGAAGACAGTTTATGCATAATACAAAAAGAGGTTCATAATACAAATTATGAGCTTGAAAATTTAACTTTAAGGTGCAGAAGTTGTATGAATAAGATGAAGAAAAAATAGATGGTTTTGGGCTTCATGCCCAGACCCCAGTGTTAGAAGCATTGGGTTACATCCTGATTAACAAAACAATAACGTGACGCAATTCACCTACCAAGTCTATTGCGAGTCACTCACTACTAAACTAACAATGGGATTATACCATGGCTATGCCAAAAAAGAACCTAAATCAACAGTTATTAGCTCAATTTTCGGGCAACGATTCTTTTCTAACCATTCCTAAAATTTACTACCGCCTCACTAAAAACCTAAATAAATCTTTATTGCTGAGTCAGGTTATTTTTTATTCAGATAAATCAACTTACTGCAAAGACGGTTGGTTTTATAAAACCTACGAAGATTGGCAGAAAGAAGTCTTTTTAAGCGTGCGAGGCATGCGTGATTTATTCAAAGAGCTTGTGAGTGAAGAGTTGATTGAAATGCGTGTTGCTAAGATTCAAGGCACCCGCACTCCTCTTTTTAGACCCCGACTAGATAATGTAGCAAAAGCCATTGAAGCTCTTTTATTGTCCGAAATAGAACCAGTAGTAAAACCCATTATTGAGCAAGAATTATCCCAAACGGCAGAAAGTGCCTTTTCGGTCAAAAATGTACCTAAACGGCAGAAAGTGCCGAATAGCCAAACGGCAGAAAGTGCCGTTTCTAATATACATATACAGATCACTACTTCAGATAAAAAAACCACTACGTCAAAAAAAAGTGGTGGTGGTTCTTTTTCAAAAACTAAAAAACAAATGCTTGAACAAAAACTTCCTGACGATGAACGACCAGATGAGAAATTCTTAGAACACTGCACACATCACATCAAACACAATAGCCCTAACCCCGCAGACAGCGACTACAAAAAAACCATGATGTTAATTGCGCTATTAAAAATCTTGGCTGGAAGAGGAGAGCATTTCAAATCCAAGGGGTTTGTGGACTTGCAAGAAGAAAAACGCCAAAAGGAAGAGCAAGCAGCCAGACACAAAGCGCAGTTAGCAGCTCAAGACAAACAGCACGAGGAGTATCTTGCCAGGATGCAAAAAGTCTCCGAGAACAAAAAATCAGCGATGACCAACGACCAACGTCGAGTAGGGATGTCTAAATGCTCATCCATTCTTGAAAAGCTCGTTGGTGTTCAACATGCCAACGCGTGAGGAATGCAAGAAGATAATAAGCAATATGGGCTGGTTATGTGGTGTAAGCCCTAAGCTCATAGCAACGAGACTATTGAGCGAAGACGATAAACAGGATATGTTAAACGGCGACTTACCGGCTGAGGCGCTAGAATGTGCTGTGAAGGTATGGATAGAGAACGGGATGCCAGATTATGCGAATGGCAACACCGACCCGATGAAGAAAAATTTTTAACTAATGGATGAGATAATGCAAACTGGAAGCGTAAAGTGGTTTAACGAGGGAAAAGGATTTGGATTTATTTGCAGTGAAGGAAAAGATTATTTTGTGTACTACAAGGAAATTTTAGGAACTGGGTTTAAGACGTTGAAGGAAGGCCAAAAGGTGCAATTCAATGCTGGAACGTCACCTAAAGGCGCTTGTGCTAAAGAGGTTAGTGTTATTTCGTAGCTGGTTGTTCGTAATACAGCGAGCTAATGTCTTTAGAGAGTTTATGCCAAAGGTCGTTAAGCTTTCCTCTTAGTTCGCTGTCAGGGCTTGTTAAAATAGCCGTAATGCTGCCATGAGTAATACCTAAAACCAGTGAAACGTTTTCTAAAAATTTAATTACCTCGTCCCGTTTTTCTACCTCGGTTTTTAGTTTATCGCTGTTGTCGACGTACTCATCACCGCAAATCATTTCTTTAAGCTGCTCTTTAGCAAATCCCAGAAAGTGTTGATTCGGCTTACCATCAACCCACATTTTATCCTGCCATTGTAAATACCATTCACCAATTTGGTAGCAAATATGGTCGATTTGTTCTGTTGTTAATCCTACTGTCATGATATTTCCTCGTTGTTATTCGATTACTGGTAAACTTTCTATTGCAAATTCTTCACCTGGAAAATCTTTTTCTAATTGCTTTAGATGTTCTATAGCGTCATGCCTATGTAAAAAAACACCCTCTAATTCATCCCATGCGCCTAAGTCTTGCCGGCTTAATATCCATACCCGCATGTTTAACCCTCCCCGTTTTCTAGTAGGCTAATATGCCCTATAGCTGCAAATCCTGCTTGAGCCTCGCTATAAAACCATTCGTCACTTTCTCTGACAAGCTGTTTTGTGTTTTTGGTGTATATTTCATACACATAACCGTGCCATTTTTCGCCATCGGGAAGCTCGCCCGATGACATGAAAACTTTATACACATAATAATCGCTAATCTTTTCCATTATGCGGCCTCAATTTTTTCATAGAAGCTGAGGTACCTACGGCAAAAAGATGCTAGACTTTCCGCGGCGTAAGGATGGATGCACTTTTCTATGATAACTTCCCCTTCGTCGTTCTCAACCTCAAGGACGTAACCGAACTCTTTGTTTTTACCAAGCCAAACCGAATGGTCATCACCCATCAATTCAGCTACGGTTAAATCGTTAATAGTTCGAGAGGGAGGTGAGTTGTTCTCGCCTTCCCATGGATTGTACACTTGTTCGTCAGTTATTTTGCAAGGCATCTTCATTTGTTTCTCCTAAGTTACGGGCTGCTTACGCAGCCCTCAGTTTGTTACGCTCTTTCTCGCTCACTTTCTCACTGCCATGTGTTGCACGTATCTCATCCATTGAGAACTTGCCACGCCCTTTAGATTTATAATCTGATGGACGGAAATACCAAAGTTTCTTCTTAGGCGCCCACATAAAACCCGCTGCTTTGATGATATCCTTGTGCGGTCGAGTATCTCCGTGCAACCAAATCCAAGCGCCGCAAATTTCAATATCTAATCCAAGCCCCATAATTGCGTTTAAGGCGTTGTTTATGTCTTCCCCATAGGTTTGCGTGCCTTCCGTGTCTTTCGCTTCACCACGGGCTTCTTTTAAAGCCTCGTAGGCTTGATTAACTAGTTTCATCATCTCTAAACCCGCTGGATTTCTATCGGGGTGATAAATCGAGCATGCTTTACGATAAGCAGCCTTCACAATCTCAGGGTTATATTCACCGTTGATGTCTAGAATTTTTAACGCGTCGTTTATGTGCATTTTCTATCCTCATTAGTCTTGATAGGTGAATGGTATATGTCGAAAGTAGACATGTCAAGAGTCAACATAAAATAAACTTGAAATATTTATACCCACAGCTTTATTCACTGATTTTGTGGATAAGATGCGTTGTGCTATCTTAGTCCTAAGCGATGAATAGGACGTTCTCGCGAAGTTGTTAATCGATTAATAATTTACAAGGAGCGCTTACCATGAGCGAAGTTAAAAACTATTCAGAAGAAAAGGAAAACACCCATTACAATGGCGTGCCTTCCATGTACGGCAAGATGGTTAACAAGCAAAACGCCGAGCAGCCTAAGTACTGCATGCCTGGTGAAGCGGGCAAGAACGACGGCGCACAACAAGGCGCGCATCGTAATGAACAAGCTGGCCCATAGTTTGACACTATAAAAGGTCTATGCTATGGGAATACCCAATAAGTACAAAAAAGAGTTCGCAAAAAAGGCCGAGGAGATTCTTTCTACAGGTAAGAGTCTCGCGGCCGTTTGTGCGGCGCTCGATATCACTCGTCAATCCATCTACGATTGGAAAGACGCGCATCCAGAATTCAAAGAAGCTATCGAAAAAGGATTACTTAAAGCTCAGGCTGTTTGGGAGCAAATGGGCGAGGACGGCATCAAAGGCAATTACGAAAAGTTTGGCGCGGCTCCGTGGATATTCACCATGAAGAACCGCTTTAGAGAAGACTACAAAGAAGACAAAGAAGAGAAGAAAGACAACAACCAATCTGTGTTGGAGAAGTTAATAACGGGCGAAATTAAGCTTAAAAATGATTAATGTTTATGACTTGAAAGAGTTTGCACCGCAGTTTTTTAAAATCGCCGACAAGTCGGGCAATCTCGTGCCATTTAAATTTAACCGCGCTCAGTCTTATGTCGATGCTAAGCTTGATGAACAGCTCGCAAGACTAGGTTATGTAAGGGCGAATATTTTAAAAGGTCGGCAGCAGGGTATTAGTACCTATATTAGCGGCCGATACTTTCACAAAGCCCTGATACTGCCAGGAACACAGGCGTTTATCTTGACGCATATGGGTGATGCAACCCGCAGCCTATTTGCCATGACCAAACGCTATAACCACAATTTACCGGAAGGGTTAGCGCCTAAGCCGGATAAGGACAACGAAAACCAGTTGCTATTTAACAAGCTTAATTCTGGTTATCGAGTAGGAACCGCGGGCAGTAAAGAGATTGGCCGGTCAATGACTAACCAGCTCATGCATTTATCGGAATATGCGTTTTATGACAACCATATCGAGATAAAGCGCGGAATTGAACAAACGGTAGCCGATATACCTGGAACTGAGAAGATAAAGGAGTCAACCGCAAATGGCATTGCTAACGCCTTTTATCTGGATTGGCAGGATGCCAAAGAGGGTAAATCGGACTACATAAACATCTTCGTACCGTGGTACTGGCAGGATGAGTACACACGCGATGCGGTGGGCATGGAGCTAACCGACGAAGAAAAAGACTGGATGCTGTTGTACGCGAGCGACGGACTGACCGCAAGGCATTTAGCATGGAGACGTAACAAGCTGTCTGACTTTGACGGAGACTATGGGCAAAAGTGTAAAGGATTTAGTCAAGAATACCCTTTCACGGATGAAGAGGCGTTCTTAAATTCAATCACAGACACCTTTATCACTGTTGAGCCGGTTCAACGAGCAAGGAAGGCTAAAGTTGATTCGAATAATTCGTTGCTTATTGGTGTTGACCCTGCAAGAGGCGGCAACGATAAAAGTGCGATTATGAGACGAAAAGGGCGTTGTGCCTTTAATGGCGAGACACACCAAGGACTAGACACCATGCAGCTCGTGGGTAAGCTCAAGATGATTTTAGACAAAGAGCGACCCCAAAAGATGTTTATTGATTGCATTGGGATTGGTGCTGGTGTTGTCGATAGGTTGAACGAAATGGGCTATGAGTGCGTTGTTGGTGTGAATGTCTCGCGACAAGCCAATAACCCAGACCAGTTTTTGAATCTACGCGCGGAACTTTGGAGTGAGATGAGGGACTGGTTAAACCAGGATATGCCCGTACAAATTCCAGATGATCCAGAATTACAGAAAGAGCTATGCGGGCTAGGCTATGACTACAACAGTTCAGGCCGTTTATTGATTGAAAGCAAGAAGGATGCGAGAAAGCGCGGCATGAATAGCCCAGACAAAGCCGACTCGCTCATGCTCACGTTTGCTTACGGACAGCACGCGGGTGTGTCTTCTTATGAGCCACATTTTATACCAGAGAGAACAGCAGGGCGATTGATTTAAAGATAACCAACTAAAAGGATTTAGTATGGCTAAAAAAGCGGAGAAAATCGCGCATGATGCGCGCATCGCTTGTGAGAAATTCCGCACAGGCTTTAAGTGGAATATTGACCAGTATCACGAGATGCATACCTTTGTACTCGGCCAGCAATGGACTGACGAGGAAGAGGACGACATGATTAAGACGTTTCGCAAAGTCCCGATGGTCGCTAACAAGTTGGGATCTATGGCGAATTCGTTGTTGGGCGAGCAGCAACAAAATACCCCGCAGCTTCAAGTCGTACCAATGAGTAATTGCGATGAGCGCACAGCCCATTTGCGAGAGCTTATTGTTAAAGACATTATGTTCTCAACAGACGCAACGATTGCCTATCAAGTAGCGGCTGGTCAAGCTGCCATTGGTGGATACTCCGCTTTTTATGTTGGTACAGATTACATCCATCAGCGCTCATTTGACCTTGATATTGTCTATGGTCATTTCAAAGACGCAACTCGCGCTTACTGGGATTTAGGCGCAGAAACCCCCAATAAAACCGACGGCATGCACTGCGGCTACATTACTCGCATGCAGCGTGAAAAATTCCGCGACATTTACGGCAAAGACTTAGAAGAAAAAATATCTAAGACCATGAGCCCAACCCAAAGCGCTGATGAAATCGCATTAGCCGTGCAACCCGATGAAGGGGAAGACCCGTTTACCTGGGCAGATAATGAATCAATCACGATTATCGACCATTTCGTGCGAAAGTACGAAAAGGATACGCTCTACAAAATGTCTAACGGTAAAACATATAACCAAGAAGAGCTAGACGAGTTAATCGAAAAGTCGCAAGAGTATAACCAACGTAACATGATGTCCGCACCAATGGCCTTTGGCGCTGATAGTGAACAAGTTTACGGTATGCCAATGCAAGGTGAGTCAACGGCAGACCCAATGCTTGCAAATCCTGACCAAATGATGCCAAACATGCCCAATGAGGCTCAGGGTGTCCCAAGCACTGGTGATAATAGCCCCATGGAAGAAAGCGAAGAAATTCAACTTGGCACTGTGCAAGATGAGTTTGACGAAAACACCATGACCCTATGGGATGAAGGCCAACCGGTTCGCATTGAAGACAAGCGACCCTTCAAATCCTACAAGATTTGGCACTACAAGATTGCTGGTGATTACATTCTTGAAGATGGCGAGTTTCCCAGCGACCAATTGCCCGTCATCTTCGTTGACCAAAATTCATACTACGATAAATCAGGGAAGCAAGTCTGTCGCTCATTCTTTGGCGATTGCCGAGATACCCAGCGGTATATTAACTACATTCGCACACAATCTGCCTTTATTCTCAAAGTCTCTCGTTATGACCAATTCATGATGAGCAAAAAGAATGCACAAGGACTTGATACACAGCGTATGTGGCGTGATCCCAATTCCATTCAAGGCGCATTGTACTATGACGAAGCCGCAAATGGTGCAAAGCCCGAGCAGCTTAGACCGCCTGAATTGTCACAGTCTCTATTGCAGCAATACGAAATTGCTATTCAAGATTTGTATTTAGCAACTGGCCTCTATCCGACACAATTAGGACAGGCGGGCAATGAAGTATCGGGCAGTGCAATTGATGCAAGAACCCGTCAAGGCTCTTTCGCGACTTATGTGTTTTTTAACTCCATTAATCGGGCAATAACGACTGGCGGCTCGGTTGTCAACGAAATGATACCACGTGTTTACGATGCTGAACGTGTCATTACGCTGATGATGCCGGATGAGGGATTGAAAAACATCACGGTTAACAAGCAAATGGACGAATACGGGGAGCTTATCGAAAATGACATACGAAAAGGAACCTATGAAGTCAGGCTTAAAGCAGGCCCAAGCTATGAAGGACAGAAAGAGCAAGCATTGCAATCATTGCGTGAGGTTCTTCAAGCCGATCCAGAGTCCTTCAAACTCATTGCAGACCTTTACGCAGACAATTTACCACTGGCAAACAACCTCGAAATTAAGAATCGACTAAAAACCATTGTGCCGCCTGAAATTATTCAAGCCGGTAAAACGGGCAAGATGCCGAATGAATCCGGTCAGCCGACACCCGAACAAATGATGATGCAGCAGCAAATGCAGTTCCAGCAGCAGCAAATGCAGATGCAGGCCAAAGAAATTCAACTAAAAGAGGAGGAGTTACGACTTAAACAACAAAAAATATTGATGGATGCGCAAGTAGCGCTTCAAAAGCTTGAAACGGAAAAACTGGAAGTTGCGGGAGGGATTCAAGAGCAGGAGCTTAGATACCTCGCTGAAACGCAACGGACACAAAGTGATGAGTCAATCGCTCACGCTGACAACTTGGTGAGGATTTTGACGCATAAAATTCAATAATGACAGGGAGTTGTTATGGCTACAGAAACAAGCAGCATTGATGATTTATTGATGGGTGGCGCGTCGCCTAGTATTCCGCCAACATCGGAAAGTAAAGAGGATTATTCAGTAGCAGAGGATGCGCCGGAAAATGACTTTGATATACCCGAGCAAGAGCATAATGATGATTTCTATTCAACGCCTGAGGAACGAGAAAATAAAAACTCAGAGCCGGACGAGCCAGAAGAGATAGAAGCAAGGGAGTCAGAAACCGATGATTACGGCAATACAAAGGATGCACCTAAAACTTATACTGAGGAAGAGCTTAACGAGCGCATCAATAAAGCAGTTCGTGAGCGCTTGTCTCGCGGTAATAATCAGAATCAACAGCCTACGCAACAACAAGTGGCTCAACAGGCGCAGGAATTTGAATACAACCCCGATTCGGCCGAATCATGGGAGGCGCAACTCGAAAAGTTCGTCGAAAAAACAGTCTCAAAAATAGGCCAAAAGCAGGCACAGCAAGAGCAGCGCGTAAGGGATGAACAAGTCCAGGCCGAATTTGAGGATAAATTTAATCGTGGAATGAGTCGTTTTAATGACTTTAGAGAGGTTGTTGCCTCCCAACCCGTTACAGACCCGATGACCTATGCACTGCGCGGCTTATCAGACCCAGCGGCCTTTATTTATGCGGCCAGCAAGCGCCATCCGCAAGAATTGGCTCGTATTTCACAAATAGCAGACCCAGCAGCGCAAATTATGGAAATGGGACGGCTTGAGGAACGCATGAGGAAGGCACCAGTAGGCACAAAAGCCCCTAAACCCATTAGCAAAACACGCGATGAGGGTGGATTGCCCGCTCAGGCTAAGAAAAAAGAGCAAACGATTGAGGATTTAATTGCCCATTCTGATGCAAAACGCCGTGCCCAATTACAACAAAAACGAGGTAGATAATGAAACACGTTAAACCAGCTTTAGAATCTGAAAAAACTATCTTAGGCGCGATTTTGCTTGATAATGGAGTAGTCCGTGACATAGCCGATAAGTTATGCCCAAAAGACTTTGATATTTATTTCCACGAAGAGCTATTTGAGTCAATAATTAGGCTACATAAAAAGCATGGCGTGGTTGATGTTCCCATGTTGGTTGATGACTTGAAGCTAAACTCAGAACACGAGGGATATGTGTATGAGCTTGCTAATAGTTGCCCGTCAGTAGCCAATGTCAAATCGCATGCTGATATTGTGCGTGAGAAATCGGTGCAAAGAACACTCTTAGAGGTTGCTAATGAGCTTAAAGAGCAACGCAATGAGAAAGTAAAGCAAATCGAACACTTGGCTTCGTTTCTTGAAGAGTGTGCCGCTGAAATTCGCGCTACTAAGATTACCGATATATATTTAATCTCGCTCTTAGTGGAGATAACAAAGGGATTTGCAGCCTCAATTGAGGAAGAAAAACGTTAATTTGACAGAATGTTGAACGCATTCTAAGATGCTTTTAATCGAAGTACTAGCGTGTATTGGGTTTCCGCTCCCAGAGTATTGAAATTTTATTGGCGTGTATCTGTCTTCCGCCGGGCAAATGGTAGTTAGGCACTTAAGCATGATGCTTGAGTAATTAATAAACATTTGTTCGGTCAGGGAGATAGAACAATGGCTAATATTTTTCGCGAAACCCAGTATGTGCTGGACGACGTGTTTGTAAGATTTTGGAACAGTCTTGCATTTGCTCGTACAGCGAACCGTAACCTCGAAGGCGATTTCAAAAACCTACGCTTTGCAACTGGCCAAACCATCGACTACCGCTTAGAAGAAAGATACCTAGCGGGTGAAGGTGCTACCGCAACAGCCGAAGCGCGTGTACAGGTCATCCGACCCCTTTCTATTACTAAGCAATTCCGCACCATGATTGAATACACAGGGTTTAACCTGACATTCGACCGTGCGCGAGATGAGCCTTATTTGGAAATGGCGAACGCTCCCCGTGCTAAACGCTTAGCGAACATGGTTGAAAACTTCATTGCTGATTCATTTCAGAATCAAGTCTATCAATCCGTTGGTACTCCTGGCGTTCCTGTCGACTTCAATACTATCTTAACTGCTGATGCGCTTATGACGCAGCTTGGCATACCAGAAGATGGTAAACGTTATGCGGCTGTACCTCCTCGCGTATCTGCGAACTTAAACAATGACTTGTACAACGTATTCAACAACACCGTTAACACTGGTGCATTGATTGACGGCTTTATCGGTCACTTGTCTGGCTTTGACTTTTTCAAGACAAACTTCTTGCATCGTCAAATAGCGGGCGCTGGTCAGTTAGGCGGTAGTCCTCCTGCTGGTATGTTGCTAGCAGGAACCGTGACTAACGGGCCAATCATCAGCGGCAACACCATCTCTGTCACTGGCTTAGGTCAAGCGCCTGGTACTGTGGTCTTCAATGAAGGCGACATTATTCAAGTAGACCCTGCGGCTGGGGTTTACATGGTTAACCCGCTCACCTATGAACCTATTTACGAAGCGCCTGCGCAGTTTGTTGTCACTGCTCAAGTCATTTCTGCGAACGGTTCTACCGCTGATATTCCGGTGAATCCAACTATCGTCATTGACGGTGCACGACAAAACATTAGTGCAGCTATTCCAAATACTACGCAAATGTTGCTCTACGCATCTCATAACGTGTCACTCGCTTATCACACTCAAGCTGTGGTCTTTGCTGCTCCTCCTATCAAAGAACTCAGAGGCGGTGTTGAAGCTGTGACTAGATATTCTGACCTGTATAAGTTGGCGATGACGTACTCATTGGGTGCTGACATCAGAAACTACGAACAGTTAGACCGTATCGACGTTATTTGCGGTGTCGCAATTAACCCTGAGTTTGCTGTGATGATTATGTCTTAAAGCTGGCCTGGTGCCGTCAGAAATGGCGGTACCACTTTTAACAGGGGTTAATGATGCACGTACAAGAACAAGACGAATTAGTACCTTACCTAGGCCGAGCAGTCCCAAAGAGAGGATTTAGGGCTTACATATTTCACAAGGAAGGCAATAAAAAACTCGTTGAAAGTTGGGAAGAATTTGACTTATTTACCAGCAGTGACGATTGGTTTGCCACTCAAGAAGAAGCAGAAGCACCAAAGAAGCCCCGTAAAAAAACGGAGGGATAATGGCTTACACGTTTCGCGACTTCGCTTTTCAAATGTATCGTTTGATAAGTGCGTCCAATCCTACAATTCCGCTCCATGGGGATGATGAAAAGCTCTGCTTGCAGGTTTTAAATCAACTCATGCAATCTTATGCGGGCAACGGCCTCATGCTAACTATTGCAAAGACAGTGACTTGTCCTGTCAACAATGGCGATAAAATTATTCGTTTTGTCGATAACAATTATCCTACTGATACGATTGTTAGTGAGTTGGTTGTATTAACCACAGCCTCACCTTCATTCACCGTGGTAAATGGCACGATTTATAATGTAGGTGATTTAGTTACAGGCAACGGAATACCAGCATTAACTGCTATTTTATCGATTGACGGCAATTTGATTACGCTTACTAATAGCGCAACGATTACGGGCTCTTCTACACTTACATTTACGCAGCCCGTAGTTATTCCTGGCGTCGTGTTTATGAAAATAGGAAGGCTTGCAAACCTTGATAGTGCTTGGTTGACTTTATCCGGCGTTACTTATCCATTGATTGATAAATCACGCGATGAATTTTTAGCGGCTTGGAAATACGAGCCACTCAAAGGCTTGCCGCGCTTTGCTATTGTATTCCCTGAAACGGAGTATGTGGATATACAACTCTATCCAGCGCCTAGCCAATTCTTTGAATTCTTTGCTCGTTGCAAATTACAACTGTCGGAGTACACCAAAGACTCAGATATGTCGAACTTGCCTCAATACTTTGTCCGGTTTTTATTATTGGCTAGTGGTCGCGATGTTTGCATGTATAAAGGGCGCGCTGATGCCTGGACGCCAAAGCTTGAGCAATACTACCAAGAAGCCTACGACACCATGGTATCAACCAGTGAAGTTAATTTGGCTATTGCCGGTGACGAACAATCTTTACTAAATGGCGCTTGGCGTGTCAGGGCAGGTATATAATGCCTATTCAAGCGCTGCCCATATTCTGTTACTACGATGTTCAGAGATTCACACAGTTTGGCTCTATGGATTGCGCCAATTGGTATGGCATTCAGGTTGAATCGGGAAAAAAGCAACAGGCTTTATACCCTGCAATGGGCCGAAAACACGTCCATTATTTGAACGAAAACAGACTTGTCTTTAATACAGAGCCACGCGACGAGTTTCGTACAATTAATTACATGTATGTGGTTGAAGGCACGCAAATTATTCAATATGACCTATTCTTCAATGCCGTAAACATTGGAGACATTGAGCTAACCGGTACCTTATGGTTTGCCTTTTTGTCCGTTAACACATCCACGTATGCGCTTCTGACGAATGGGATTAATATCTATATTATTGTCGAGACACCAGGTCAAGATACAACATTCCAGGTGTGCACTGATACAAATAGACCAACAAGACCGCAATACGTAGCGGCTTTTGGGAATCGCTTTGTGGTGAGCCAGATGGACACACCGCTAAACCATCTTACTCAAATCAATCTGGGTGGCTCCCCTCCGATTGACGCAAGTAAGATTTTTACTATCCCTGACGGAGGAGCTGGATTCGCCCTGTTTTTCAGCTCTTCTGGGATTGTAAGATCATACGCCGTATTACACAGTCAATTATACATTTTCACTGACTTTACGACCGATATTTGGGCAAATATTGCCACTCAAATCACAGTGGCAGGCATTACACGTGAGTTTCCATGGAAAATAAACACCTCCTATAACTGGGATTACGGTATTGCTGACCCCTTAAGTCTATCCGTGGACTTTGGCCGCATGGTCTGGCTCGGCAAAAATTCGAATGGCCTTGTGTCATTTATGGCTTCTGATGGTGGACAGCCGGTTGATATATCCACGCAAGCAATTAACGTGCTGCTTGAAAACCGAACCGATATTGATAATGGTTTGAGTCCATTCTTAAGAGCTACCACTGACGGATTTTTGTACCAATATGAAAACACAATTTTCTATCGGGTATCGGCTGGTATTTATGAAAACACACAATTGCTAGACCCAAACACCTTTGCAAACTCCATTGAATACAATTTTGAAACAAAGACCTGGGGACGAGTCATTGAGCTAAATGGAAGCCGTTGCCGCATTCAAAAACATGTCTATTTTAACAACAAGCATTTGGTCATTGTGCAAGGAGACCCAGCGATTTACGAGATGGCAGGCAACATCTATCATAATGAATTGAGAAACCCTGCACAGCCAGACATACAGGCAGCGGATGCCTTTTTGAAATTTCCAATGCGTTATGAGCTTGTTACGCAGCAACTCTATAACGAAGATTACTCGGAGTTCATTGATGATTATGTCGAGATTGACTTTGTATTTGGTGATAAAACGTTTTATAGGTCGAATGCGCCTTTTCTTAATACTACTTTTATTATTAAAGAGGATGCTGCGCCAGACGGTAGCCCGATTTATATGGTTGAAGAAGACGGTGACACGTTTATCATCACTGAGGATGGAAACACCCCTACGTTTGATGATAACCACTACAACGCCTTATTTAAGCCTCATATTGAACTGTATTACTCTGATGACGGCGGTGTGTCTTTCCTTACGGCTGACGTTCGTGAGTTTAGCCCATTAGGTCATTATCGATGGCGCATGCGTTGGTATGAATTAAGTATTAGTAGAAACCGATGCTATAGGCTCGTTTGTGTAAGTTCAGCACCCATTGTTATACTGGGAGCAGTACGCAATACACGGCGTGCAAGCGGAGGGGCGAACTAATGACTTATTTCTTAGACCGCATTGACGCATCCCCCATTCTTAGCGATGTCTTTGATTACCCATTTGCAACGTGGCTTGCAGTATTAGTAAACGTTTTGAACGAAAATATACAAGATATCCAGAACGCTTTGAATTTATTGACAGCTCAAAGCTATACAGCTGTCGAAATTGCGGCTATGCAAGGAGCAAGCCCTAGTCAGCTAAGTAATGGCGTTTTGTTATACGATACAACCAATAATTTGTATGTAGGGAAGATAAGCGGCTCACTGGTTAAATTTACGACCACAGCCTACCCATAAGGAGATGTCATGAGTTGGCTATCAAGTTTTTTACATCCAGAAAAAGCCTACGATAAGGCGCAAAAAAAGCTAGACCAGTATTATCAACAAGGTCAAGGCTACTTACAGCCCTATAACCAGTATGGCCTTGATACCTATGGCAAATATTCTGGCGCTATGGACAAACTTTTAAATCCGTCCGCCTTACAGGATGAATGGTCTAAAAATTACCAAGAAAGTGATATAGCCAAGCAAAATGAAGCAATGGCAACTCAACATGGGCTTGATGCCGCTAGCTCAATGGGACTGATGGGCTCTTCACCTGCTATTAGCGCCATTCAATCAGGAACCGCGGGCATTGTATCCCAAGACCGTCAAAAATACCTTGATGATTTGATGCAAAAATACATGACCGGTATTGGTATTGGCCAAGACATCTATGGAAAAGGTGCGAGTGCTGCCAATTCAATGAGCCAGAATGCTATGAATCAAGGGCAGAATTCCGCGCAAATGGAATTTAATAAAAATAATGCTCAGGGTGACATGTTTGGTAAACTCTTAGGATATGGAGCTGGCGCTATAGGCAGCGCGCTTGGTGGCCCAATAGGAGGCTCATTAGGTGCAGGATTAGCTCAAAAAATGGGATGGTCTACCGCTGGCAGCTACAATCCTTCTCCTTATTACACAGGAGGCAGATAATGGCTTTAAATATCCCAAATACTGAGTTGCCAGGAACTAGCTTTTTAAAAGGCATCGATACTGGCTCAACTATGTTTACCCGCATGATGCAGCCTATCCTTGAACGTGAAAAGCAAAAGCAGAAAGCCGAGCAATTTGCGCAAGAACTTGCGTTGAGAAAACAAGCGGCAGCACGAGCAGGGGCTAATTCTGATTTGCAACGCCAAATATTGCAGCAAAATCTTTTAAAGATGCAGCATGCTAATGACCCCAAATGGGCTATGAAGCAATTGCAAGAGAAGCTCGATTATATCCAGGGTTTAGGTGGCCAACAACGTAATGCCGAATCCGGTCAAACGATGCCACAGGCTCAGCCGGTGAGCTTGATGGATATGATTAACCAAGGCCAAGACCAGGAAATGCCTCAAGGTCAAGGCCCAATGATGCCTCAAGAAGAGCAACAACAAGCTCAAATGCAGCCTATGGGTCAACCAGAACAGCCGCAAGAACCAGAAGGCCAAGGAAATGCTTTGCCTGGCGGCCTGGACATGGACGAGATTAAGCGCGCTCTGACTTATCAAGCATTAGGACTTAAAGTTCCAGCCAGTGGGGTTTATAAAGAACCGCCTAGTCTTAAGCGTGCCAATGATTTGAAGTCTAAAATGCTAGAGGCCCAATACAAGCATGAATTGAAATTGGCTGAGTCTCAGCAAGCCAACGAACTTAAGAACGAACAAACTAAGCAAAAGGTGGTTGAGTCTGCACGCAATGATTTGCCACATCTTGAAGAAACGCTTCGTTCATTGAAGATTATGCAGAAGATTGCCGAAGACCCACAGAATGAGGATATGTTTGGACATTGGCTAGAAGGCCACGACACTGCTGCTGCTCGCTCTAAAAACCCTAATGCGGGTACATGGCAAGTCTATGGCTTAGACCCTATTGTTGCTGCCGAAATGAAGATGTCAGCGCGTGGAAATCAGCTTGCCTTGAAAAGTGCATTACAGAATAAAGCTAACTTTGGTGAGAATAGAACGGTTGCGGCTGCAAAACTTAAAGGTTCTATTGATAAGGTTCAACGCCAAATTAAAGAAATGAAGCGCATAGCTGGTGAAGGTGGCTCTGAAAACGTCATAGTCATAGACCCTAACGGCCAGAGATTTGAAACCACGAAAGAGAATGCAGCCCATTTACCTGCGGGGTGGTCACATGGCTAAGTCAAAGTTTGATATGTCATTGCTAAAGCCTATTAATTCGGGCTGGGATGAGACTAAGCTCAAGCCTTTGGAAGAAGAGGAAGAAATACCTTATACGCCTCCTCCTCCTAGAACTGGTTGGAGTGGCATTTTATCGGACATTGGCGAGCTTCCTGGAAAGGCTCTTGATTACGCTATGGAATTACCAGGGCAAGCAGCATCTTCTGCCGGCCAGATATATCATAAGCCAGGCCGCGCATTAATGAATCTATTAGCGGGCGCGGGGGAACTTGGTGAAGGCTTCTTAAACACTCCGCATGAGGCGATTAAGTATCTAGGAAAGCGTGAAGTCATCCCTGAATGGCTTAAAAAATACAATGAATTGCCGTTTACCCATATACCCAATCTTGGAATTGAAGAAGCAATGGGTTTAGACAAAACAGAAGAGGGCGACCAATTCTTGCGTCAATTACCAACGCTTATTGCTGGCGGAAAAGCTTTAAAATCAATGCCTGGTGTGAAAGGTGCCATTGAAAGCGTAGAAGCTCAGGCAAAGTACCGTCCTTTGAAAAAGAAAGTGGGTGAGTTAGCGGCTGAGCATGAGACTGCTACCGGTGAGCATAAAGCGGCCACAGAAGAATATAATGCCCTTAAAAACTTCCTTGAAGGCCAAATGGGCTACGAAGGTAGCAATCCAAATATTCTCGAGAGAAAAGCCGCAGAAGCACAGCAAAAACTTGGTCAATTAAAAGAACAATCAGCAGCCGTTCCAGAGAATTTTAGGGCTAGCGAAGAACCTATGGCACCAGAAAAAACACCTTTATCCTTGGTTGAACCTATAAAACCAGGTGAGAAAGCGCAAATCAGCGAAGAGCCATTGCAGCAAGCAGAAAGCCTTTTGAAGACAAAAGAGCAGAAAGCGGCCGAGCAAGAGGCAAAAATCTCGCAACATTTAGGGGAGGGGAACGCACATAGAAAGCGTGTTGCTGAAAAACTTAACCCTATCCTTGAAAAACGCCAGGCTGAAATAGGCAAAGGATATGATGAATATGTGAATAGCCTTAAAGACAAGCAAGTGACTTTATCGAACCCGCGTGATGCCAAGTCAATTACAGCTGATATTCAAAAGCGTTTAATGGAAGGCGATACCTCATCCAAAGAGATGATTAAATTGACTGATGAACTTGCTAACTTAGGTAAAGGCGAAACAATGCCAGCTGATAAGTTTGTCTCGGCTTATAGAAGCTTAAGAGGCATGGAGCAAAAAACCAGAAGTAGTGCTTATGGCAAATCACCCCAAGAGTTTGACCGACTAACCGAAGCTGCCGATTCCATGAAAAAAGATTTAAAAATGATGGAAGGCATTATAGATACCGGCTTAGGTGAAGAGAATTTAGAAACATTGAGAGGCTTGAATCACCGCTATGCTACGGAAGTCGCCCCTTTGTTTAAAAATAAATTCTTCCAATATATGCAGACTAATAATAAAGCACCTTCCAATATGATTGAGCAGCTCACCAATGAGCCTTATGTAAAATCGACTAATCCCAATAAAATTACTGGCACTCAGATTTTAAATGAGATCATTCGAAGCGACCCTGAATTGCTGCAAAACGTAGTCGGTGAAAGATTTGCTCATAAACCGGAAGCATTGCACCAATGGGACGAAGCAGCCCATCAATTTATTCAGCATATGCCTGAGCTTCAAGAATTACGCAACAAGCATTTCTTATCCAAGCAGGAGCATGCCCAATCTAAATTAGAGCTAGAAGCAGTAAAACAACGGCATCAAATGCAACGTGAGCAAGCGGATATTGCACACCGCAAAGAAACTGAAAAGGCTCGAGAACAAACACGTCAGAAAAAAGCCGAAGTTCATAAAGAAAACCAAACTAAGCAAAAAGAACACGAAGAAAAGACAAAATACTTCAAAATGCAAAAGGAAATTAAAGAGCTTGACGAAAAATCTGCAAAGCTAACCGAGCATGCAAAAAAAATACGGGAGAAGGCAGACCGTAAGGATATTACTTTGAAGCAAAAGCTAGACTTTGAGCATGAGCTGACCCAAAACAAAAAGAAGCTTGCTCAATTAGATAAAGAACGTAAAAGGATAGGTAAAATAGCCAAGGGAATTGGTGTAACAGCAGCAGCCATCGCTGTTGGAACACCTATCTATAGAAAAGCAAAATCTATGATAGGAGGACTGAAATGATTAATCTTCCTCAAGAACCAAGTAATAGAACATGATACATGCAAAAAGAATGCAAATTACAATGAAGTCGATGATATCCATAATTGCTCCTGTATTAATGAACAAATTTAATAAGGACGGCAACAAGAGATGATCCAAATATTAGATAGATACCAGCAATTAATCTATCAAAATGAGAACGCATATCGCTTATATTGGCATCAATCTTGTCAAATCGTTTTTCAAAGCGAACAAGTGTATCATTGATGTTAGTAATAGATTGCTCAAGAAGAGCTAACCGAACATCGTCACTATAAGAATCTTTAATTTTTTGAGTAGACATAGTATCACCTTAAGTTATAACTAGATTATAACGAGGTTTTGGACAAAAAACAAGCATATTATAAGGAGTATTTATCTTGGCCTTAGTCCGCGGAAACAACCCCATTTGGTTTGAAGTTGATTTGACGGCGCATGCCTTCGATGACACATTTTATTTGTTTGTACTAGAAAATGAAATTCCTTACCAACCATTACCTACTTGGCAAGACCCTTTTGGTAATGTTGTCTGGAGTAATCCTATAAGGTTTCTCGCCAATGGAACATTACCTAATAACCTTTATTTCGACCCTGATACTGTTTACCGTTTGGAATTTCGACAAGGGGACACTCAACAAGACCCACTTATTTATTTGGTTGAAAATTACTCGCCTGGTTCAAGTGGTGATACGCCGATTGATGAGACTTCATTTTCAACGGATAATCAAATCACGAACCCGCAATTTGCTTTAATTAATTTTACAAGTCCTTTAGCGCTAACCAGTGTTAGTTCGCAAGTTATTCAAATTGGCCCAGGATGGTTTTTGCATTTAACGGGTACGGGAAATGTCACGTTAACTCAAGAGCTTTTAAATAGCACGGTTGTATCAAACCCAACGAATGCCTCGTATGCATTAAAGATTGAATTAAGTGGAAGTTGGACAAATGCTTATTTAAGCCAAAGATTTGAACGCAACGGTGTTCTTTGGTCAAATACGTTTGTATCATCAGTTATTATGGCTTTATCAGGCAATGCGCCTCAAACTATTTCTGCGGTATTAAAAGATTCCCAGGGTGCAACATTGACCTCTGTTTTGGAAAGCACCGCATTAACAGCTGGATTTAATGAATATCAAGGGGTTGGAGAAATTTTTGCTTCAACAAATACCGACTTACCGCCTCCTACTGGAAATGCTTATATTGAATATCAACTGCAATTGCCCAATAACTGCAATATTACGGTAACAAGCATTCAATTGATTTCTGGGGACGTGCAAATCACTTACCCTTACGAACAAGACACCATCGAGCGTCAAATTGACCAGACCTATCATACTGCATGGCCTATTGTGCCTATTGGTGCTATTTTAGATTTCTATGGATTTGTACTGCCTGCCCATTATTTGGATTGTAATAATTTAGCAATCAGTCGACAGGACTATTCACAATTATTTAATGTATTGACACATGTAGAAACTGTCACTTTAACGAGTGGATTGACATCGTTCACGGTGGCAAACGGTGCTATTTATGCTGCTTTACATCCCTTAGAAGGTGTTGGCATCCAAGCAGCCGCTCTGATTGCTAGTATTTCGGGAAATACCGTTACCATGACTTTACCCGCTACAGCAAACGGCCCTCAAGCGATTCGTTTCTTCTCCACAGGCAATGGGGACGGCTCTACAACATTTAATACGCCTAATTTAGTAAATTCTGTTGTTGCTGGTGCTGGCGGAAATCTATTGGCAACAGCTGGCCCTGGATCTGCTGGAGGGGCATCATCAGTCTCCCTAGATGCTAATAATTTACCTGCGCACACCCACCCCCCCTAAAATCCAGGCGCATCTAT